ACTCTTCCGGATGCAAGTGCAGTATCTATTGGTTATAATCAGTTAGCCTTTGATTATGATGATATTAAAGAGGTTACTAATCGAGTAATCGAATATTTAGAGAGTGATGGATATACCCTACAATATCCAATAAGAGTAGCTGCCAAGTCTATAACGTATCCGGTTAGTGATATACAGAAGCTTGATGGTAAAGAGATATGGGGCATCTGTTTTATATTTGATAGAAATGAAAGTATAACTGAGAACTCAAAGAATGATCCAATTCCTGAACTTAATAAGAAGGACAAGTTGGGTATAATACTACTTGGTGCTCCTGGTATGGGTAAGAGTACATTCGTTAAAACCTTTATAAGAAATCAAACTATTAAGACATTCTCAACTGATGATGTTTCTCTTATGTTTACAAAGGATCCTAATGTCTACCATGGTGGATCTTCTGAGATTAACTTGAATAGACTTAAGGGTTTTATGAAGACTGGTCAATCGTTCATCTATGATACAACTGGTACACAAGAAGAGAATGTTAGAGATATACATAACTTGGCTAAGTTCAATGGATATACTACAATATTTATACACGTTATAGGTCCTTTAGATACTGCTATTAGACAGAATCAAGAAAGAGATAGACAAGTACCTGAAGATTATATTAGACATGCATATGAAAGACAATTTGGTAATATGAGTAAATATTCAAATGAATTACATCCTAATGCTTATTACATTGTTCAAAATATAAATGGTAAGTATAAGTTTAGTAAGTACGAATCTGGGAAAGTTCTTAAGAGAAAGTAGTCTATATGAGTCCGTTAAAGAAGAATTAGATGGTGAGATGATACATTACATTTTTGATGATATAATTGATGATTTTGGTGGTGATAATGTTATATTCTATGACTTCTTCAATAAGGTTACTTATGGTAATGATTCAAATAAACTAAAAAATTTAGCAATATCAAATGACATTTATAACTCTAGGGGATTTAGATTTAAAGTGACTGTTGATATGAAAGGATCTGAATATGATAAATTTGTGAACCTTGTGAATATGTTCAACTCTTGTTTGAATAGGTTAAATGATTTAGGTTGGAATCTATTTTCAATGAATGTTGATTGTGATTCAAATTATTCAAATAATAACTTTAGAAGAGTTACATTTATTCTTTCTAAACCAGAAGAGGAAATAAAAGATAGGAGTTTCGATACAAAAGAAATGACCAACATTATTCAGGACGCATTTGAGGATAAGGGATTAAATATTAGTGATATAGACTTCACTGAAAATAGAGAAAAAGATAATGAGTGTACAATTGAATTTTCATCAATGGGTTATGATGGCAAAGTTCCACGTAATATCGAGGATATACTTTCTGACATTGGGAGGCTTATTGGAGCATCTGATACTAATGTGATTAGAGATAATGAAGTTATCTATACTTGGAATGAATGGGATCCATCACACTACCAAGCTTAGCAAAATTGAACACATCCATTATTTGATGCTATCCTAAATGCTTTAGTGAAGTCATCATATAAGCTCAACCAATCAGAGTTTCTGATACCAGTTGAATAGGTTGCTGCCTTATCTCTATTATTTACGAAGTCACTGTAAAGCTTACCCGCAACTTTCTCACCTATAACTCCTTCACAATCAGAAAAATATAGTAATTCTATGAATGGTATATTAATACTTGTTCTCTCTGATAAAACCTCACCGATTGATACATCTCTTCTAACTACATCCCAAAGGCTATCTATATTAGGGTATCCTATCATCTCAGCTAACATCCTTCTCCACTTACCATACGCTGAATAAGGACCTGCTCTGAATGTCATATACTCACCGGAGTGTATGTAATATCCATCTAACCCACCAGACTGATTAAAGAATATATCTTCTGGTCTTAAATGAGCACAATTTGGATACTTTGTGTAAGCATCCTCTGATTGTATATCACATTTTTTGAGTCCATTAAAGGCTCGTATGTCTAATCCCATTTATAATTTTATTAATCTTATCCTTTCTATTCTTATTCTTATTATTGAAATAAGTTGATGGTATTCCTACTGACTCTATCATTTTTAGTCTATAATACTCTATTAGATCATCTATTTCCCTAGATTCTGAATCAATCATATAAATATTTGATATATTTTTCTTCATCTGATAAGTCTATTTCCATTGTTACTTGTTTACTTGGTGTTGTGAAGGACACATTAATTATTGTCATATAGTCTGACTCAACATTATCTAGTATTTCAGCAAGAGCTATTTCTCTTTCTTCATCCTTGTTTAACTTTATACCTGTATCTATGGTTAAGTTTATTTTCCAAGGCAATCTTCTTTTAACAAATCCTAAAACAGATAGTTTATAAACATTTGGTTGTTTGATTTGTCCTTTGAAAGTGAATAAAGCGAATATCACAATTCTAGTGATGTATTGGTGGTAAACTTCTGATATATCTAGCTTCATATAGATATATAGTAATTAAATGGTTCTACTTAAATAGTTGGTTAATCTTATCGTCTCTTTCATCTGACTTCAGAGACTTTTTATATTCCTCCATCGTTAGTAGTTCATCATCCGAGAATGTATCTTGATTAACTTTATCTGTGACCCAGATACATTCATGTTTCTCATTGACTGAGTTGAATACCGTCATTTTATTGCCTCCTGTTGATTTAATAACAATGTCTCCTGGTTTGAATCTCATCTCATAAGATAATTTCTTATCTTATGTATTATTTTTTCGTAGCACCCTTTCTATCCTATCATCTCTTTTTTTAGAGATCAACGCTTGTTCAAATTTAGAAGAGTCTTTTTTCCAAATTCTTTCCAATCTCCTCATCTCCTTTATGTATAAGGGATGTGTTTCTGGTGTTAGTTTTCCGTATAGAACTTCACAATGTTGCCAAGCTTCTTTTCTCATGTCTGTCCATTTAGACAAACATCTACCACATATACCTTTTCCGGTACTATATCCACCACACCTCCTACAAATCGACATTGTAAAAATTAGCTAATTCTTTTAGTTTTATCATATCACTCTCTGGTATTGAATATCTATACCATCTCAAATAAAAAGGGGCTAGTGAATTTGTTATCATTCCATTTTCTAGTAAATAGTCTTTGTTTGATGATCCTTGTCCACATTCGGTTCTGTGATGTCCTTTGTATCCTGATCCTTTTTTATGAGATGGTATTCTATGTGTTTTATCTTTGTAAGTCCAATCATATCCATCTCCCATATCATCCAGGTTAGAATAATTAGCTGTTCCTTCTTCTGACTTGGAAAGAGCCATCTCCATTAATTTAGTTAGATAGTCATCTATTGGGTTCTCTAATTTATCTTCCTTCTTTGGTTCTATATAAAGAAGATATTTTGATTTGTCATCTCTGTGCATATTTATTTAATTAATTTATTTAGTCTTATTTCTCTTAATATTGGTTTTACATACTCAAATATGCGATCTTTGTCGGAGATATCATCAACCTTCATTTATCTTTCTTTCTATCCACGTTATATACATAATGTTCTTCTCCTGTTTCAAAGTTTCCACTATCTAGTATTAATACTTCCTTATCTACAAGATATTTAAAAATCTCAACTGGTACATCTACCGGTTTCTCTTTCCTACTCCATTTATTTAGTGTACAAATACCACTTCTATGGAATAGAGGCGGGTTATGTTTACCTGGCTCTAACTCCTTCTGAAATGGAGTTAGTGTTAATTCCCTACCTCTGAATATCTCACTTAGAATATCCATCAAGTATTGTATTAATGTTATAGTCCCTCGTGTCTATTAGAAATAGTATTGCTTCTTTTATAATCTCCTCTGACTTCTTTTTTGCTTCTTCAGCATCATTAAACCAACCCCATTCTTCAATCCCTTTATTACCCTTGACTTTTATAAAATCAGAGGTTGGGTGGATATAAAACCTCTTATCAACTTCTGGTATCATGATAAATGTATAGTGCTCAACACTACCTGTATAGTAAACACCTTCAGTCCAATCAGACTTCTTACATTCCCATTTTATTTCCTTTATATTAATCATTTAATATATCTTCTAAAACTGATTGTCTTTTAATACCTCTCTCTATTTGTTCTACATACCTAATATATTCCGATACTGATATATTTCTAATTATACCATTATCATCTATTGATTCTATGTATAACGGAGCCCCTAAAGAACCAATATTCAATCTAATATCAATTACTCTACCTAAGCTACCAATCCAAAGATAAGGATTATTATCCACTTGGAACATTGGAGCACCAATATTATCGATTATATTAAAATTCATTATATTTTGAAATCTTCGTCTTGTTCAACTTCTTCAAGAGCAGCTTTTGGCTTTCTATTACTAATATCATAGTTCATTATTAAAAGCTCAACACCTTTTGTTTGTGCCTTACCAGACTTAGCCATTGCTGCCTTACTAAACTCTTTTGCTTCCCAAGTATATTTGTCTCTTGGAAACCATTCAGATAATTGTGGGAAGTCGTAGTAACTTAATGAGAACTTACCATCAATTCCCTTTAATGTTTTTGCTAATCTCTCGTGTGTCTCAATACCAAAGTCGTGATTAGCATAGTAATTTTCAGTGCGGTAGTAGGGTGGATCACAATAGAAATAGGATTTCTTACCATCATACTTAGTGATAACATCACCAAAATCAAGATTTTCAACAGCTGATATTTTATCAAAATATCTTTGCCATTTTGGACTTGTTAACTTGCTCTTGAATGAGTCAAACTTTGATTTGTACTTTCCTTTTAGATCAATAAATTTACTCTTTGATGGATTAGTTCCACTCCAATTTTGTGATAGGATGTACAAGTATTTGTATGCTGCTTCATAATCGGGCTTTGTCAGATCTATTCTAAATTGTGGATGAAATATCTCTAATTGGAATTGATCAAATAGATCCTTCTTTTGAGAAGGTATTTTACTGATAATTTTATAAAATTCATCATAATTTTTAACACAATTTATTAAATTAACATTTAGTGGATTGAAATCATTATAGATAACATTTTTAAGATTTTTATACTTATTCAAATCCATTTTGAAAAACACCCAAAAGGCACCACCAAATGGTTCTATATATGTTTCAATATCTAGTGGTATGTATGGTATTATAAAACTACTAATTCTTGACTTTCCTCCTATGTATGAGATCATTTTTTATTTTTATTTTTTATATAATAAGCTCTGCTATCTTTCGACACACACTCTCTACATTGTGACTTATAACCATCCAACATTCTGGTTGATTTGTTATACTCAACATATTGTTTGTCTTTTTTACAGCTAGAACATATTTTTGAAGATTTTTTGTTGAATTTAATAGATACATCATTAAGTGGGATGATTTCTACTAAATTATACTTTTGTAGTATTAATTTTAATTTTGTTGATAAGTTATCAAGATAAGATATTCTTTCTAAATTTATTTTATTTTCCTCACAGAAATCATTTTTTATTTTATCCTTTATCTTTTGTATTTCTAATCTTTCACCATTATCATCTCTTCTAGATGTGTAGTGTTGCTCACCATCATATTCGATACAAAGATTATGGTCCGGTATATAGAAATCAAATAGTAGAGGTCTTATATATTTACAATTATCAAATTTATATTGTGATATAAATTTTAATCCATTTGATGTTAAATAATTATCTATTAATTGTTCAGTTTTGCTTTTACTACATCTGTTACATCCATTCTTCTTAAGAAGGTGTGATGCAACGGTTTGTTCAAAATTATTTTCACATTTATTACAAGTAATTGATATTTTACTAAATGATGATAATTTTTCCGAATTTATATTCGGATATGAATATCTACCGTCTCCATGTACCTCCTTAGATTTTCTAAGTATCTTCTCCACTGTATTGGGTTTATTTCCATAACAATTACTACATCCAGACTTTGACCATATATGATGTGATATTGTTTGTTTGAATACCTCTCCACAAGATTTACAGTGGATTGTTATTTTAGATTGTGAATTTTTAAATTCTCTTTCTAAGTCTGGATAATCATATTTATTTTTATGAGTCTCAATCATTTTATCTAGATAATATTCATATCTATTAGGATTTGATTTATTGAGTTCATTAAATTTTTTAATCATACTTTTTATTATATGATCAAAGATTAACAAAGTTGCATTTTAATATATATTTTTATGAAACACATTAAACCTATAAATGAGTTCTTTGGACCATTCAAGAAGAAGTCTGAGGATGATAAAATTGCTCTAGACTTCTTAAAAAGAATAAAGAAGATAAATCCAGAGAATAATCCTTATGATATTAAAAAGTTATCTAATAATGAGATGAGAGATCTTCAAGGAAATGGAGTAAAGATACTTCTGCCTTATCATGTCTATATAATAACATTTGATGATGTTGATCTTATTATCTGTGGTTATGAAGATGTGCATTATGGTGCATCATTTCATGGTGAGTTATATATTAAATCACACGATGAAGGTATTATAGATGAAGTTAAATGTGATTTGGATATTAGGTGGGAAATCTACTCTGTATTAGAGAAGATTTATAAAAATGATGATGGTAAGAGTAAAGAAAGACTTGCTAGGATTAAGAGAAATATAAACCCAGCAGCTGACTTATTAGAATCAACCAAATCTACTAAGTCAATGGCTGATAAACTTGGCTTACTACAAGACTTATCAGTGGATCTAAGTGATGAAGGTCTTTATGTTAAAGTTACTACGGATGATCCAAGATTTAAAAGAAAGACCGGTGAGCAATATGTCTATTTAAGAATAGATGATAATGATAAAGTTTTCTGTAAAAATTATCCAAAAGATGATATGGATTGGTTAAGTACCAAACCAATCATCGAGGACTTCATTAAAAATCTAGAAGGATTTGGAATGCACAGAGATAAAGACTACAAAGTCTATGCCGGTGGTACTTCAGTGACACTAATATTCTCAGGTAAAGGAGTTGACTCGATTAAGCTTTAGAAATATATAGTATGAGATCCCATCAAGACGAGAGTAATCAGCATTTGTTAGATCCTCAAATCCTTCAGTATCATCATAGAATTGATTCTTTAATGTAATATTGAATTCTTGCTCAAGCTTTTCAATAAAGTCAAGGTATTCTTCCATACTAAGAGCCCAATTAACGAAGATATCGGTATTATCTCTTACATAGTCAATAACATCAGACTTATCTATTCTTTTATATACTCTAAATACTTCTTTTACTCTTTTAAGTATTTCACTATACTTATCTTCAAACCCGTATGTATTTCTCATTGTTACTTGGCTTGTTTCTCTCTCAACATTTTGATTCTATCACGAATCTCAGCAGCAATTTCATACTCCTCGTTTTCTTCTGCTTCTCTCATTAAGTGTTCTAAGTCTTCAATAGATACAACTTTTTTAGGTTCTTCCTGAGTTGGTAAAGTCTTAGCTGATGTTGCTACTCCTTTTTCATCCATCACAATACCAGATGAATTTAATACAGACTCGTTAACAAAGATTGAACAATCAAATGTAAGAGCTAACGCAATTCCGTCACCTGCTGTACATTCAATACCAGATTCATCAAGCCCATTAGATGCTACTAACTTGGTGTAAAATACACCTTCAACTAATGCGTGGATTAATACTTCTTGAACATCAACACCAAATGATTCAGTGAAGCTTTTGAATAAGTCATGGGTAAGAGGTCTTGGTGACTTCATACCTTCTATTTTAAGAGCGATTACTTGTGCTTCGGCTGGTTTGATTATGATTGGTAGTTTTCTCATCCCATTTACTTCTGAAAGAACGATAACGTATGATCCAACTTGTGTTTGACTATAAGATAGTCCTAATACTTTTAATTCAATTTTTTTCATTTAATATACTGTTTAGTTTGAAGTGCCTTTGATATTCATTACTACATGCTTTATACTTAACAATAAAACCAAATAATTCTGTGTTAGATTTGAACCCCTTAACAACAAATTTAGGATGTCCTTCTCTATCTTTCAAAGTTTCAGGACTATATTCCATCCTGATGAACTTATATAGATTTTCAGTCTTTTGTTTTTCCTCTTTTGAAAATTCTTTAATAATATAACAAATATACTGATCTTTTATGTCAATAAAAAATCTAACTAATGGATCATCTGCAAAAGGTTGCACAATAGACTTATTAATAGAATGAGATTGGTAGTTTATTCCAACGCCTCTCGACATAGAATACTCTACCCATCCCATCTTATTAATGATATATCTATTTATTTCAAACATTATTTAAACTTACAATTATCAAAGTGCCACCTTTTGCCATTACTAATATCTACTTTTTTTCCACAATGTGGGCATTCATGCTTTTCCATAGTTTTGCCTTTATTCCATGCTATCTGCATTCCCTTTTTACCCTTATTGGATGGTTCTACTCCTTTTGAGTGATGTTCTTGCTGACTGTATCTTTTTTTAAGAGATTCGGATTTTTTCTTTTTAGATTCCTCACTCTGAGGTCCCATTTTTAGACCCTTATTCCATCCTTTTTGTGCACCACTTTTACCTTTATTCCAAGGTTCGTTTCCAATAAGATGATGAGTACTTTCGCTATATTTTTCTTTTAGAGTTTTTGATATTTTATCTTTCTGTTCCTCATTTGGTATATATTTTGGTGTTCTGTTTTTTTCTATTTCACCACTTTTATATTTTTCTTTTAAAGTTTCTGATATTTTTCTTTTGGATTCATCTGATAGAATTCCAACGCTTTGTCCTCCTGTTTTAAGATTATAGTTCGACTTATCCTTTACCCAATTTTCATCAACATAGAACTTCTCTCTTTCAATTAGCTCATCATAAGAAGAACAGAACTCTAGTATTTCCCTAGTAAAGTTCTGCTCTCCATATTTTATAATAGATAGTTCAAGAGCTATCCCACTTCCGAGATAACCATCTTCTAATTTAGAACACTTATGTATTCCCCTATATTTTTTACCATTTATAAGATTAGTTGTCTCATATACAATATAGTAAATCTCTTTTTCCATAAAGTATATATAAAAATGACTACCTCCCCTCCAGATAATTAGTCGTGTAAGAGTAAATCCGCCGCTGAAGTTGAGGCAAATCCCATTGGTTTGGCCCAAGTTCTGAATCCTATACCTCTTAACCAAGGAACATAACTCTTATAAGCCACGTATGACTTATTCTTAGATATACCTCTCTCATTAATAGTACCTTCAAATGGATTGAAATCCACGTGCAAGTCAACTAACTTGGCTTCCATTCTATCAGCACCAGTTAGTGTTAAGTTTTTAATAACTGCTTCTTCTTGATGTAATGGAACATGAGAATACTCACCATTACATTTAGCAAGGTGATACTTGTATCTCTTCATTTCATTATCTGACAAGTCTTTTCTAACATAGAAATCTGAAAGTTCATTATGTAAATATGTTCCAATATCATGTGCATATTGAGCCTCTTTACCAAGTCTTTGTTGATTATCTCTAATCTTATCACAAGACTCTCTAAAGAATACAACATGAGCACCTCTACGAATATCCGTATTATAAAGCATTATAGTAATAGCATAGACTGTTTTTCTGCGCTTTTGTATTGAGTCACAACCAACTGATATTGTGACAGTAGGATCGTTTTCAACATAGTCCTTTAGATACTGTATGATGTCAGGTATATAACCTCCACCAAAATTTTTGAATTTATTCTTAAACATAATTTTACTTTATTTCTTGTTTCTCAATTAATAATATTGACTTCTTAATAACGTCTGGTGATATTACTATAAAAGTCCCATCCTCCAGAGTCATTTCAAAACCACCCATATAAAAGTTTTTAGATAGGTTGGTGATATTATCATATTGTTCCTGGTTAACAGTTAGTCTTTCACCTCGGAACTCACCATATTCGCTTTTAATCACTATTTGAACAATAAATCTCATTCTTTATATATTCAAAAAGTTTCGTTTGTTTAGCAAAAAAAAGGGGAGCCGTTGGTACGACTCCCCTTATTCTCTCAATCATAGGTATCAATTACTTGCTACCAATTACTTGCTACCTGGCTTATTGATTTTTTTGATGGTTCTCAAAACATCCTCAAAGCCTAAGAGGAATTTTTTGACTTTAGCTCCACCAACATCTGGAACATTGTCGAGAACGAACAGTAAGTAAGCTGTTAACTCATCTTCACCGACATTCTTTAAGAACTTGGTCGCGTTGTCAAGTTGCTTTTCAGATAAAGTACCGATTTGGATCTCTTTAAGGTTTTGGATCAACTCGGTGTTTTTATCACGGTTATACTTCTCAAGGTCTTTCTTAACTTTGTCGTAGTTGTCAAGAACGTCTTGGATAGAAATGTTCAACATATCCTCACAGTATTGAACAAATTTGATAGCGGAGTTACCAACGTAGTAAGACGCTACTTCTTTTAACATAGGTAAGAACTCGCGAGGTGAAGCATCTTTACCAAAGTTACTTACGATGAAGTCAGACAAGAACGTCCAAGAACGCGGTGTAGCGTATGCCTTAGAGTTATCACTTGTCTTATACAACTGCTCTGGGTGAGCTGTAATATAAGAGGTCACAAGCTTATGAACATTGTCTTTAGCGTATCCATCAATCCACTCTTGTACCGCTAATGTGTGAGGGAAGTGAATAAGACGGTTGTTTAACGCTGAGTCAAACTCTTCAACGTCAGCTCCATCTTCGTCACCTAAGTTACCAGATGACATCATCAATACGTTGTCATTGAATTTGAAGTTGATACCAATACAACGCTCAAGTAACAACTGAAGTGCCGCATTACGAACTTGTTGGGAAGCACGATTTAACTCTTCAAAGTGGATGATTGTTGGTTGGTTATTTGCTTCAATTGCCCAACGAGGTACAACGAAGTCAAGGCATTTCACATCTTTACCATCAGATGTTACTTCTGACAAACTTGGATATAATCCAACGTCAGTTTCATCAACCATTGATAGACGTAAGTCCATGTAACGGAAACCCATCTTGGTCGCGATGGAACGAGCGATAGCTGATTTAGCTACACCAGGCTTAGCTGTGATGTATAAAACACCTGACTTAGCCCACATTACGGAGAAATATTGTCTCTCACGTTTGGTCAAAAGGTTCATTTTTTCTTTGAACGCATCTGGAAGTTGATTTGTTTTGTCTGTTGTCATATTTTTTACTTAGTAATTAATTTCTTAATCGAATTGTTTTACAAATATATGGAGTAAAAGTTTTATCTCCAAATTTATTTTTAATTTTTTTTATGCTTTTTCAAAAAATTCTGAAAAATCACCACTTTCACTGACGAAGAGAGTTCTTTTCTTCATAGAACCAATACCTTCGTCAGAATAAATCCAAGTTATTGGTTTCATATTGTTGATTATATTGACAATTTGTTCAGAATCCCATTTAGATTTTAAATCAGATGCAATATCATCTACTTTTACATAGTAGTTTTGTCCAACATTGAAAGACCCAAATGGGTATTCTTTAATACACTTATAAAGTGTTAAAGAACCACTTTCAATATCTTTATTACATTTATCATTCTCTTCGATTTCAATTTGAGCTTTGATATCCATCAATTCTTCCTTGTACTTCTCAAGAGTTTCTTTCACAATAGGATTAGTAACATCAAGATTATCAACCGCATTCATTAGAATGTCAGCCATCTTGGCTGGAGAAGCATTCTCCATATCTAATTCAAATTGCTCTAATGTATATTTAGTTTCTGTCATTATTCTCAACTATTAATCTTATTTTACTTGTTTCATTTTCTGGGTAGTGATGTTCTCTGTGACAATTTGCACAAAGTAAATCACATTTTTTAACCTCTTCTAATATGAATTTCATAGAACGATTAGATAAAACTCTCATATCTAATTGACTATCTTTACCATCTGGACTTCTATGATGAAAGTCCAGAGCTGATAAATTCTTATCATATTTACAAACTTTACAACAACCACCAAGTAAATCTACAAGTTGTAGTTTTCTTTTATACGACCTCATCGTCTGTGAGTGGTATGTGTTTGTTTGTTCTTTTACTCTGTGATAGTGATGTTTTTGTTTACAATTATTTGAACAATACATCTTTTTCTGTCCAGAGATTTCTTTATTACATTCAATACAATTTTTCATAAATATAAGTATTTTTTCTTATATATTAAAGAAAAATTATGAATATAATCATAATCTTGTGGTCCCTACTGGATTCGAACCAGTGACCTTCGCGTTATGAGCGCGCCGCTCTAACCAACTGAGCTAAGGGACCGTTTGGGAGGCGTCTCCTAACCACAGGATACTCCCATCAGTTACGTGCCATACAAAGTATGGTAGAGGCTTTACTGAGCACATTCACCACTAAAAGAACGTTATATTTTATAATAATGTAAATATAGTCATTTTATTTTTAATATATATAGTTTAATGGATAAAAATAAAAAATAATTACTAAACTATGGATATTAAGGTTCTCAAAGAATTGATTGGTAAAAATATGTCAACACATGAAATTTCTAAAATTTTGAGTAAGTCACAAACAACTGTTGCTTACTGGGTTAAAAAATATAAACTCTCTACTAATCATAAGTCATTCAAACAAATAGGTCAGAAAGATTATGGTGATAGTAGAACTTGTCCAAGGTGTCAAAAAACTCGTGATATAAATGACTTCTATCAAAGAAGAGGGAAGCCAAATAGTTCAACTTATTGTAAAGAGTGTACTAATAGTCAAACACTTGATAGAGTTAGAGAACTCAAAAAGAAGTGTGTTGAATATAAAGGTGGTCAGTGTGTCACTTGTGGTTATGACAAGTGTATTGGAGCACTGGAATTTCACCATTTAGACCCAAAATCTAAAGACTTCACAATAGCACATCTTAGGTCTTACTCATTTAGCAAAAAAGTTACCACTGAGTTAGATAAGTGTATATTGGTCTGTGCAAATTGTCACAGAGAAATACATTCTGGTTTATTAGTAGTCCCACCAAGAATCGAACTTGGAATAGCGGTTTAGAAAACCGCGGTTATATCCGTTTAACTATGGAACCATTTTACCAATCAATATGTCAAAGAACTCTTTTTGTACTCAAGGAGGGACTCGAACCCTCACACCTTTCGGTACAGGTTCCTAAGACCTGCGTGTCTACCAATTCCACCACTCGAGCAGTTAACTGAGAGTTTTTACACTCTCAGTTGTTTTATCCTTTAATAACTTCGATGTTTTTAAGGGCTACTACGGGTTTAACAGCTTCCATAACTTCAGCAACATCACCGTATTTCTTGAAATCATCGATGGTTCCTTTAGCTACACTGTAAACAGTAACCGCTTTGATAATTTTTTCTTTATCACGATCTGAAATTTCATCAGATTCTTCAATTAAACGAGAAAGGACTTCGCCATATTTCTCAATCATCTCGTTGTCAAACGAGAAAGTAGTTTTCTCTTCAACAATCTCTTCACCAAACTCTTCACGAAGAGTCTCAGCGCGTTCTGCGTTGATAGTGATATATTTGTCCATTGCGATGAACATAACTTGTGCAGTATCATCATTGTCATTTACTGACTCAATCATAACTGACCCAGGGTTTTTACCTGTTTTTTGATATAATTTTGTCCACTCTTCTTTGCTAATATCACGGATTTCGTCAGAAATCATATCAGCTTTAGCCTTAGCGGCTTTCATAGTGTCATTTAATTGCTCTAATTTAGAGATTTTATCGAAGAAAGATGGATCTTCTACACGTAAACGTGTTTTTTCATCTTTTCCCTTAGCTGTTTTAACTGGTGCTGCTTTTTTTGCTGCTGCGAATAAATTTTTTGCCATTTTAATATCGTTTTTAGTGGTTAATTATCTGTCTTACAAAGATACGGAATAATATTCAATCTACCAAACTTTTTTGTAACTTTTTTCTCGTTTAGTAGAGATATTTAGTACCTTATCTCTCTTACAAAGATACGGAATTTATCTGAATCCACCAAACTTTTTAGTAACTTTTTTTAGTTGATTTCAGTGAGTTTCCGTACTGATTTTGTTATACAAATATAAGGAATTTGTCTGTATTTACCAAATAAAAACCCATCTTTTTAGATGGGTTTTTTGTTATTTCTTACCTTCAATTATTACAATTAATTGGTCTTTTAAGTGAACCCTTTTACTTCTTAATTCGTTTAATTCTTTGTCAGTAAACTTACCATTTGCTTCAACTGAGTGAATCGTTTTGTTTGTAGTGTGATACTCATCAAATAGTTTTCTGAAGTGTTTATCACTTACTTTTAATTCGTGAATTCTATCATTATGTTGAGGGAATTCTGCGTGTAAATCGTGTTTTTCCATTGTTATATTGTTTTTTGATTATATTAAAATCTGAATAGATTGTTTATGATAGAATCTTACTTAGCTTCTTATCTCTTATTTCTTTACTGAAATATTTGGATTCTCCGATTGTAGCATATAGATGAAAAACACCTCCACAACAAGGGCAAGTAGACCAAGGGATATTATTTATATGTTGTGTGTATTTAGTGCGCACATAACATTTCTTACAATATCTATTATGTGGATTAGCCATTACTTTCTAACTAATACCTCATCAATCATACCATAAGCTTTAGCTTCATCAGCTGTCATCCAGTAATCACGGTCACTATCCGCCCAAACCTTCTCAAATGTTTGTCCACTATGATCTGCTATGATTTCATATAATTCTTTTTTAAGTTTTTGAATTTCACGAGCGGTTATCTCAATATCTGAAGCTTGTCCTTCGGCGCCACCTAATGGTTGATGAATCATTATTCGAGCGTGCTTTAATGCGGTTCTCTTACCCTTAGCACCAGCACACTGTAATACAGCACCCATACTTGCGGCCATACCTGTACAAATAGTTGCAACATCTGGTTTAATAATCTGCATTGTGTCATAGATACCCAACCCAGCATAAACTGATCCACCTGGGGAGTTTAGGTAGATTTGAATATCTTTTTTAGGATCTACTGATTCTAAAAATAATAACTGAGCTTGTACTATGTTAGCTACTTGGTCATTAATACCTGTACCTAGGAAGATAATTCTATCCATCATTAACCGAGAGAATACATCTAATACTGATACATTTAACTGACGCTCTTCAATAATATTAGGTGTAATATTTCTTATACCTGGTGTGATAGCAGATACATAGCTATCATATGTTATACTGTTTATACCAACATGCTTCGTTGCGTATTTTCTAAATTCATTTTGATCGAACATATATGTTTGTTTTTAAATTTTACTAAATAATATTTCTTTTTTCCCTGAGTAAATTATCTTACTAATCTCATTACACCTTTTAATACCAAATAATGGTACATAAAGAGTATTAACTGTCAATAACAATGTTGATAGGTTTGATAGTTCAACTTCATAATTAGTAGACGCCCAAGGCTTTACATCATTAATATATTTGTTAGCAAACTTAACCAATTCATTAGTTTTCTTTAGAGCATCTTTTACCTTGAATTCATTCCAAAGAATAGATATTTCATCTTTATACTTGTTTATTATATCATTGAAGTCACTCTCGGGTAAGCAGTTAACTCTACCACCACACTTAATATCAGTTAAGTGTAATACTCTCGATACAAGATTACCCCAATCATTTACAATATCTGCATTCCATAGGTTTTTTAAGTCTTCCTCACTCCAGTTAGAGTTTGAGTAGGTACTTAGACCAGCAAGAGCGTAGTATCGAACAGCATCAAGACCGAACTTTTCTAACTGCTCGATTGGATCAATAACATTACCAATAGACTTAGATATCTTACGACCATCTTTATCTAAAATAGTCCCGTGTACTAATAGTTTGTCTGTGTTCTTTTTACCAAGAGAGGATAAGAATACTTGAAATATTTGAGCTTGGAATCTAAGGTTATCTGGTCCACATAACTGAATATTTGTTGAATTTTCCCAATCTGGTGATGCTATTATATAATTAAGTAAAGCTGAGAACCAAACATAAATAACTTGGTCTTCTCTCCCTGGTACTTCTATATCAAATGTGTATTCTGTTTTCTTTCTTGATATTGATAATTCATTATATTCATTGAGAAATTTAGAAAGTTCATTCTTATCTGATTCGGATATTGGATTGGTCTCTAACCATTTAACTATGTTATCTTTATATTTTGCTAGATTGAAGAAGAAATTGGTTTCACTAATTGATTGAATCTCTGTTGTTGTGTGATCTTGACATTTACCATCAATTAAATCTTTTTCCAATTTAAATGATTCACAACCAACACAGTATTTACCATTATATTCCTTCTCATATATGTCTCCATTTTTTAGAAAAATATCCCAATACTCTTTGACTTTACTAGCATGTTCTTCTGTGTAAGTTTCGTAGAAGTTATCATACTCTATGTTAAGTCTTTCGCATGACTTTTTCCAATCAATGCTTATGTCTTTGATATATTCACCAACCGGAATTCCCAATTCTTTTGACTTTGCTAAAATTTTACTACCTGTTTGATCCAAACCGATATTTAAAAAGCTTTTCTTACCTCTTAATTTAAACCATCGATTAAAAGCATCTGCTAATATAAACTCAAATGCTGCACCAACGTGAATAGAACCATTGCAATATGGTAATGTTGTTGTTATAAATATATTATCTGTCATTTGTCCCTCCTTTTTATAAACAACGAATATACGAATAAATTTTGTAAAATTACATTTTTGTAATTTAATATATAAAAATAAAACTGATAATGGAAGATAAGATATCAAAGAAAACTGTTGTAATATCTGAGAAGACTCATCAACAAATAAAAATTTATTGTGCTAAAAATAACCTGAAGATGAATGATTGGATAGATAATTATCTATGGTCATTCGTTGAGGATGGTCAGAAAATGATAGATGATGTATGCAAATCTACAAAGTAACAAATAAAATAAATGGTAAAATTTATATTGGTCAAACATCTAAGAATGACCCAAACTATCTTGGTAGTGGTCCCGTGATAATGAAGGCTGTCAAGAAATATGGTAAGGATTCTTTTATAAAAGAGATAATTGAATTTTGTGACTCAAAGGAATTATTAAATGAGAGAGAAATATTTTGGATAAAATTTTATAACTCTACCAATAGAGACACTGGGTATAATATATCTACTGGTGGTAATGGTGGTAATCTTGGTGATTTAGTCAATGAAAAGATATCAAAGCAATCATATGAACATATGAAAGGTAATACACTTAGAAAAGGTAAAGATCCTATAAACAAAGGAGTTCCAATGAGTGAGGAGCAAAAAGATAAGCTTAGAAAACCAAAAAGTGAAAATCATAAGAAAAAATTATCAGTTGCTGCTATGAATAAACCTAAAAAGAAAATAGTGTGTATAAACAATGGTTTAGTTTATACAATGAAAGATGCGGCAAATGAATTGGGTTTGACTATACCTAATATAATATCTGTTCTTAAAGGAAGGGCTGAGAAAACCAAAGGATATTCCTTCAGATATTTATGACAAGGTCAAAATATTATTTACTTCTTCAACTTGTTTCTTAACATCATCACCTTCGTTGTTGAAGATAATATAGTCAGCGAGTTTCATCTTCTCTCCTGATGGTATCTGACTTTTCATTCTACTTCTGTAATCACTTTCAGTGAAACCACTTCTTTCAAATGTTCTTTTGATTCTTAGTTCTTCTTTAGCAAAAACATAGATTATATCATCGAGTGCCTTATCCATCCCACTTTCATAAAGTATTGCTGACTCAGCGATTATATATTTATGATCTTTATTCTTTTGACAGAAATCAATAAAGTCTTGGAAGACATATGGGTGACATATCTCGTTTAATCTTTTTAACTTATCTTCTCCACCTTCAACAAAGACCATACTTCTCAGAAGACTTGAGATAATCATCCCATCTTCATCATAAACATTACCAAATTCTTCGGTGATTTCCTTTTTTAACTTTAGGTTTGAGTTAACAATTCTCTTTGCTGAATCATCCGTATAGAAAACAGGGACACCCAATTGTTCAAATATCCTTGCGCAGTATGTTTTTCCGGAACCCATTTCTCCAGTCAGTCCTAATTTTACCATTTCTTTTTAGTTTTTAATATGTCCATTTATATTTAAATGCTGTTTTTCCATCACCTCTCGCACATTTTGATATATTATCTTCACCACTAATATTACCAGTTATGTGTATAGATGCTTCCTTTGCAGTTTCCCAAGTTTTTACAAATTCACCATCTATTGTGTATTGGTGTACATTTTTGTTTGGTTTTAACTTTATACCAAATTTTCCTTTATTCCAGGATTTTTGACCTTTCCTAAACATAGTTTTCTTTCCATTATCTTTTGATAGATTTCTATTAGCATTCTCTACGATTCTACGTAGATCTACTTCGGATAGATTCTTATAAACATCCTCATAAATCCATATATAACCACCTGCTTTTTTTGTTACTCCTTTCAAAGCACTACTAATATTGTGTTTATTGATGTATGATGCTGCTTCCTTAGCAGAATTAAACTCTTTATGATATATTCCAGATTTATCAAGTGCTATAACTTTTCTGGCATGTTTACCATCAAAGCTAGTCTGATTTCCAAAGCTCATACCATCTCCACCACTTGATGAGTTGGATAATTCACAACCTAATTCTCTAAATTTAGATATGTAGAATTTTTCCATTCTCTTCCAATCTGTTATTAATACCTCATCAATTATTGTGAGTACTGGTGATAGATTTTCTGATATAAGTGATCTAATCCAATTGTTTTTGGTAGTATTATTTCCACTTACTTGTTTATGTTTATAAAAACGTGATTTAGGATCATTTGATTTACCAACATACATAACATCACCAGATTTGGGACAAGAGAGTGTGTATATAAAAGTTGTTTTTCTCATATACTATATATTGTAAATGTTCCCACTCCTCCTGATATTCTTACTTATTTCAAATTCTTTTTTAATTCGATATCACCAAACAAATCGTTATTAAATCTATTAATTGATCCATCTAGATAAAAATCTGTGGACCAAGTATCTCTTGGTATAGGAGCTATTTCCTCCTCTATTGTCATAAGTGGTAATCCCTCTTTCTTTTTCTTTTCGTCATCAATGAATCTATCTAATTCACTGTGCCAAAAATTATATCTTTCGTAATCTTCTGTCATAATCTTTCTAGTAGTCTTGATCATCAAAATCATCAAACCCATCCTCTTCCTCTTCGTCTTCATTTTCCAAGTAAGGGAAAACATCTTCAGAGTCAAATAGGTCATTCACATCATCAATATCGGACTCTTCCAAGTCCAAATCTTTTATTGAGAAAATGTCCCTACCATCCATTTCATATTCTATTTTACCATCGTCCCTTAGACGATCTAGTTTTTCAAATACTTTTTTTCTGTCTTTACATTCATCCAATGTGTAATAATTAAATAACTTCATCCTTAATTTTTAATTTTTGTTTAGTATTTTGGAAATTTCTGTCTCTGGTAACCTTGGTAGGTCCTCATCAACTGGGTATTTTGCCATTACCCAAAACCTCTCATCATCCAAAATAGATATGTCGAGATATTCTTTATCACATTTTATTTTTATTCTTGAATCTGATATTGATACCGGTATAATCTCAGCCTCTGGACTTGGGTCATAATTACCAATCTTCTTCAAGAAGTTCCAATTATCATTCTTATAATATTCAATCTTCAAAAGTTTTAAAAATTTTGACTTCTTATCAATCACAATATTTTTAGGAACTCCGAAAACGTCTTTCCACTTGAATCCTAGAGTAACATGAAAATCCTGCTTAGTGAGTCCATATCTATCTCTTACTTGGTCAAGCTTTTCACTGCTACAGACAATGAAGTAAGCTCTGTTACCATTTCTCTCAGCAGTGCCAATACCCATCATCTTAACATCATCCAACTCATATTTGAATATTGGTTCAAGTGAGGATATGAACTTATCCATACCCATCTTCTTTGATAGGTCATTGTATTCCATAACATTAATTGTTGTTATGTGATAGCTTCCATGGTCTCTATCCTTTTGACATTTGGTGTATATCTCAAAATCATCACCCACAATTTCTTTTAGTTCATCTAGGAATGGATCAACAACACCGTTCGGTACATCTATACCAATATAGTTGTTACCAATAGTGTCCTTTATATAAGTTAAATAATAAATCATGAAGTATATATCAAAAATAAAATGTAATTTGATATTATTTGAGTTTTACCAGAGTGAGTGGTCCGACAAAAGTGTGCCTAACATCAAATTCGTCAGTGATGTAGATTATGTATAAGTAAACTCCCTCGGGACAAACGTTACCTTTGTATTTACCATCCCACCCATCTGGTGTGCAAGATAAAACATCACCTCTTCTGTTGTAAACATACATATCAATTGATTTATGTCCAACTATCGATGGTATAAATACGTCATTGACACCATCACCATCGGGTGTGAACGCATTTGGTATATAGACTGATATAGAACTCGGTAGCGTTGTTTTGTTTTGTGATAAACCAATTACTGTTGATATTGTGAGCGCGAACGCTAAAAGTATTTTTTTCATTTTGTCTTATATTAAATCATTCGTTTAAAGTTTTCTATTTCTAATCTCTTTATTTCATCTCCTAATGCCTTGCCTTTGAATCCCTTAGATATTAAGTCTTGTGATGATGTTGTTGGTCTGTATTTAACAAATGCCTCAAATTCCTCACCTGATAGACCAGCAAGTGATATCCATTCCTTGATAATCTCATCATCAATTCTATAACTATTCTTTTTAGAATAGAATTCTGTGATTCTATCTGGTGTAAACTCTTGAAACCAAATAAGAAACGCGACAACTCTTGAGACTTCTATTGGGATAAAACATCCTTGTACCAATCTTTCTTGTAGTCCTTCGCTCTTCTCATTTTTGAATAGGTTAGCAAAGTATAATACAAGAGGGTTTGGTCCAAAACATTTGGAAATTCTATCATTAATTTTCATACCCGGAAAAACATATTCCAATAATCCAAATTCTTTAAGATAGTTTAAGTAAACTGTGAAATCTTTCACCTGACCATATGCTTTGAAGAACTCATCCCAGATACGGTTGCGTACAATTATTTTTAGTTTGTCTTTATTCTTGTGAATTGACTCTCTTGTCTTTTCTTCTATTGTGAATCCATATCTAGAAGTAAATCTACATAATCTCATTATTCTTAATGGGTCTTCTATAATTCTCATATTAGGATCACCAACAAATCTAGTAATCTTGTTGTTAAGATCCTCTATACCATTAACTAAATCAATGATAGTTCTTTTATCTAAGTCATAGAATAGCGCATTCCAAGTTAAGTCACGTCTCTCAACATCCTTATCGATTGTTGAGAATTTAGTAACTGGGTTTCTTGTCTTACCAAGTAAATCACCATAAACATCTTCTCTGAAAGTAGCAATCTCCATACCCATTGGCTGGTCTTCTGTGTAAACAACAACAACGAAGAATGACTCTCCTTGTACAGTTGTTCTCCATTTCTTACCAATGATTGCTAAAACCTCATCCGGTGTAGCATCAGTAGCTAAGTCAAAATCTTTTGGCTTATCACTGTTTAGAAAGTCTCTCACAGAACCACCAACAACAAATAAAGTTTTACCTGCTGATTTGAATAAAGTGTGTAACTCCTTCACTGATTCTGGGATTATATCCCACATATCTTTTGTTTGAATTGATTCCAAGAATTTAGCGTATTTAGTTATTATCATGCTAATATACGGATTATTTTTAACTTTCTTTGAAAAGTGAATTAGCACTGGTCTTCTGTATAACTTCTACGAAATGATCCATGTTTAATCCATAATCACTTGTTAGTCCTGATTTATTACAAACTAATGTTTCGATGAAATCGTGTAGATTAGTTGGGTATCCATCAACTGGATATCTCACTGGATAATCTATTGTTCCTTTAAACATATTAAGTAGTAAATTTTTAATTTTACCAGCAGTTGCTCTATCAGATATACTCAACCAGGTATCTTGTCCATCATCCGTGTATATATCAAACTTAGTAACTGATATCAAATCATTGTCGATTTCTATCTTAAATGATACCCATAATCCGAATATACCACCACCCCACATACTTCCTTTTATTGGTGGAATACTTTGGTATTTATTATAAGCCTCTTCTGTTGTTGGAACAGCTGATATAAAAAGTGAAAGATATAAACTAGATTTACCACTTGGGTTCTTCACTCCGTTTTTAGACCATGCGATAGCATCTTCTGCGCTCTCATTAAACATATCACTCTCAAGTGATATGTTGGTATAAAACTCAT